CTACGCAGGAGGATTTCGATAAGTTCTGAACGTGTTCTGATTGTAGGGGCGGCCTTTTTCTGGTATAATTTTAGACGGAAAAGGGCTGTTCTTTCTGTGGGAGTTAAATACCATGGAAAAGGCGGCTTTCATTATCGGAGGAGGCGTACATGAAAAATATATTGATTGTCCAGGGCGGTGGCCGTCCGAACGGCAATACAGCGCAGTTGGTGGAGTTTTTTAAGAGGGGCGCGGAGGAAGTTGGGCATAATGTCGAGATTTTTTCTTTGATGAAAAATGAGGTGAAGGGGTGTCTGGGGTGTAATGCCTGCAGGTATGGGAAGCCTTGTATCCAAAAGGATAGTTTTAATGAGGCTGTGCCTAAAATTAAGGCAGCGGATTTGGTCGTGTTTGCTTCGCCATTATATTTTTGGACGGTTTCTTCGCGTATCAAGGCATTTATTGAGCGGTTCTATTGTATTGCGGAGGAGGATGCCGCGCCGCCGCTTGGCCGGTATGAAAAATATCCGGTGAGGGACTGCGCCCTTTTGATGACTTCTGCGGATGACTTTTTCTGGACGTTTGAGCAGGCGGTATCTTATTATCAGTTTGCTTTGGTGAATTATATCGGTTTCCATGATAAGGGGATGCTGCTGGCCGGGGGCTGCGGGGATACGAATGGGAAGCCCCAGATAGATAAAACGGGTCATCTGGAATCGGCATATGAGTTTGGGAAAAATATTTATTGATGTTGCTTTATGGGGATCATAGTTGTATTGATAAATCGAAATTTGTGAAAGGGATAATAATTATGAATATAGAAGAACAGTTTAACTTAATAGCCAAAGAATATGATTGTAACCGAAAAAAGTTTATTCCTTGTTTTGACGATTACTATGAGAATTCAACGAGGCTTATTCTTTCTAATTTTGGTGTACCGAAATCTGTATTGGATTTGGGGGCAGGAACAGGTCTGCTGACTTATTATTGGTATATAGAATGTCCGACTACAAAATATATGATGGTTGATATTGCTGATGAGATGCTTGATGTAGCCAGAAAAAGATTTGCTGGAATAAAAAATGTTACGAATACAATCGCAGATTATAATAAAGCGTTTCCAAAAGGGAATTATGATGCTGTTATATCAGCTTTATCGATTCATCATTTAGAGGATTTTCAAAAAGAAAGACTTTTCAAAAAAATACACGAGAATCTTCCAGAAGGAGGTATATTTGTAAACTATGATCAGTTTTGTGCAGATACGTCCAAAATGAATGATTGGTATAATTTATTTTGGGAAAGCCAATTATATGCAAGTGGATTGACTGACAGAGATATTGAATTATGGAAAGAACGAAGAAAATTAGATAAAGAGTGTTCTGTTGAAACAGAAAAACAAATGTTGAACTGGTGTGGCTTTTCGGAGGTTAATTGCATCTATTCATATCATAAATTTTCTGTGATTGTTGCCGTAAAATGATTATAAGTTCCTTACAAATTCCAGTTTATTGAGGTGAGTCATGCGTAAAGAAGAAAGATTGGAAGCGTTCGAGAAAATGCTTCAAAATGTAAATGACAGATATTCCGATATTATTTCTAAGATGGAAAAATTAAAGGCAGAGGGAAAGATAAAAAGTGTCACATATAATCAGTTGATGGCTGAGAAACTTTCTCTACAAAAAATAATTTCTATGTATGAGATTTATGGACTGATTGAGCGGTAGCTTCCAGTCTATAGCGCAGTTAAGGGAAACTTTTTTTGAAAAGAGAGTAATTATATTTAGAAATATGGGATGCATCGGTTAGAAATAATCGGTGCTTTCTTTATGCCTGCGGCTCGGATTCGTCCGGGCTTTTTTCATGCCATTTTTGAGGGGAGGTGGTTTCGGTGGCGAATCGGATCAAGGGCATTACGGTGGAGATCGGCGGCGATACTACGAAGCTGCAGACCGCCTTGAAGGGGGTCAATACGGAGATACGCAATACCCAGTCCCAGCTTCGGGATGTGGAGAAGCTGCTAAAACTTGACCCCGGCAATACGGAATTACTGGCTCAGCGGCACCGGCTTCTGGGGCAGGCGGTCTCGGAGACAAAAGAGAAGCTGGAAACCTTGAAGACGGCGGCGGAGCAGGCGAATACTGCCCTTGCCAATGGGGAGATCTCGCAGGCGCAGTATGATGCGCTCCAAAGGGAGATCATTGAGACGGAGAATGCGCTGCGGGATTTGGAGCGGCAGGCAAACCAGTCGGCTACGGCGGTGCAGAAGATTGCGGCTACGGGGGAGAAGCTGCAGGTGCTGGGGGACAACATTTCTTCCGTGGGGAAGAAGTTCCTGCCGGTTACGGGGGCGGTTGCCGGGCTTGGGACGGCGGCGGTGAAAACGGCGGTGGATTTTGATTCGGCCATGAGCCAGGTGGCGGCGGTCTCCGGGGCTACGGGGAGTGATTTGGAGGCATTGCGGGATAAGGCGCGTGAGATGGGCTCCAAAACGAAGTTCTCCGCTTCGGAGGCGGCGGAGGCCATGAATTACATGGCGATGGCGGGGTGGAAGACCTCGGATATGCTTTCGGGCATTGAGGGCATTATGAGCCTTGCCGCTGCTTCCGGGGAGGATCTGGCTACTACTTCGGATATCGTTACGGATGCGCTTACGGCTTTCGGGCTGTCGGCGGCGGATTCCGGGCATTTTGCGGATATCCTGGCGGCAGCTTCCAGCAACGCGAATACGAATGTCTCCATGATGGGGGAGACGTTCAAATACTGTGCGCCCATTGCCGGGGCGTTGGGCTTTTCGGCGGAGGATACGGCGGAGGCGATCGGGCTGATGGCCAATGCGGGGATCAAGTCCTCCCAGGCGGGTACTTCCCTGCGGACGATCATGAATAACCTTGCGGGCGAGGTGAAGATATGCGGGGCGAATATCGGGGAGGTTACGGTGGCCACGACCAATGCGGATGGCTCTATGCGTGACCTTTCGGATATCCTGGCGGACTGCCGGGTGGCTTTTGCAGGGCTTTCTGAGTCAGAAAAGGCGGCTGCGGCAGAGACGCTGGTGGGGAAAAATGCCATGAGTGGTTTCCTTGCCCTGATGAATGCCGCCCCTGCGGATATTGAAAAATTGAGCGGTGCCATTGCAGATTGTGACGGCACGGCGGCGGGCATGGCGGAGACCATGCAGGATAACCTTGCGGGGCAGCTTACCATATTGAAAAGCCAGTTGGAGGAATTGGCGATTTCTTTCGGGGAATTGCTGATGCCTGCGGTTCGGATGATCGTGGGCTGGGTGCAGAATTTGGTGGACTGGCTGAATGGGCTGGATGAGGGGACGAAGAAGATTATTGTTACGGTCGCCCTTCTGGCGGCGGCTGTCGGGCCGGTGCTGATCGTGGTCGGCAAGGTGGTGTCGGCGGTAGGGTCTATCATGGCGTTTATCCCGAAACTGGTATCCGGCTTCAATATGTTAAAGACGGCATTTTCGGCTCTGGGGGCGGTGATGGCGGCTAATCCTATCATTCTGATCGTCGCCGCTGTGGCAGCAGCGGTGGCGGCGATTGTACTGCTGTACCAGAAATGTGAATGGTTCCGGGATGCGGTGAATGCGGTCTGGGCGCAGGTGAAGGAATTTTTTGTTGCCGCATGGGAGGTTATCTGTTCCTTTTTTACGGAGACGATCCCGGCGGCGTGGGAGTCGCTGGCGGGGATATTCCGGCAGATCCCGGCGTGGTGGTCGGGGCTGTGGCAGTCGGTGGGGGATTTCTTTAGCAATATCTGGACGGGCATGATGGAGAACCCGGTGCTTTCCGGGATAGTGGATATGATACGCTCCTTGTGGGAGAATTTATCTTCTACTCTGCAGGGGATCTGGCAGGGCATCCAGACGGCGGCTTCGGGGGCTTGGGAGCTGATCAAAAATGTGATACTCGGCCCGGTTCTGCTTTTGATCGATCTGGTGACGGGGAATTTTACGAAGCTGAAAGAGGATGCGCTGGCTATCTGGACGAATATCCAGAATGCGGCAGCTTCTATCTGGTCGGGTATCCAGCAGATTGTGAGTTCTTTGGCGCAGGGATTAGTGAACCATGTGGTGATTTTGTTTACCGGATTAAAAAATACCATGGGGAATATCTGGTCTGCTGTGAAAAATGCGGCCTCGTCTGCGTGGAACGGGCTGAAAAATCTGGTGGTTTCCATTGCCGGGAATTTGAAGCAGTCAGCAATTACGGCGTTTCAAAATATGGTTTCCGGTATCGGTTCTGCGCTTTCTTCTTTGGGGAGCGTGGTTTCGGGCGGGTTCCAGTCGGCGATCAGCTTTATTACGTCTTTGCCGGGGCAGGCGTTGCAGTGGGGGAAGGATTTTATCAATGGGATTGCGGACGGTATCCGGAGCGCGGTTGGGAATGTGGTGAGCGCGGTTTCGGACGTGGCGGATAAGATACGGTCGTTTTTGCATTTCTCGGTGCCGGATGAGGGGCCGCTTACGGAATATGAGAGCTGGATGCCGGATTTCATGGGCGGGCTTGCGAAGGGCATTGAAAGGAGCCGGGGGCTTGTGGAGAAGGCGGTGCGGAATGTGGCTTCGGATATGGTGTTCAGCCCCAAGATGGGAGCGTTGGATTTTTCCGGCATGGAGGCCGGGTATGGCGGCATGGGGAATATGGCGGATTTCCTTGTGGGTATCCGGTCTGCGGTCTCGGAGGCTGTGGCGGGCTTTGCCGGGGCTGGCGGGGATATCGTGATCCCGGTGTATGTCGGCGGGACGCTTCTGGATGAGGTGATCGTGGATGCCCAGGCGCGGCAGAGTTTGAGGTCAGGAGGGAGGTAAAATGGCGTTTATACAATATCTGGTTTTTGACGGCATGGCTCTCCCTCTGCCGGATTCTTACGAGGTGCAGATGGTGGATGTGGAGGCGGATTCGGGCGGGGAGACGGAGGCGGGTACTACCCAGCGGGATGTGGTGCGGCTTGGGGTGGTGCGTATCTCGGTTTCCTTTTC